CTTTTAAAATGGTGTGACGGCCTTTTATTCCAAACCAACACTCCTGATTTATATGTAAAGCATTCCATTAGAAAGGTTTTTGTTATATTCATGGTATCGAGTCCTTATAGGTTGTTCGACTTAAAATTATTTATGCTAGTGTGAACGTACTTGTGGTGAAATCAATAGTTAAAGTCTCACCATCAGCCAATACTAATGAACTACCGAAATCATAGAAACACAATAAAGGGTCTGCCGGTGATGTTGGCGTATTGTTGTAGATAGTAATATATCTAAACGCTGCCACCGGACCACCTGAAGCAGTCAAAACTAAATCAGCGAATAGTTGCGTAAACGTTCCGCCTGTTTGGCCTGATGATGATGTGGTCAAATCTCTTGAACTTAAGTTTGTATATGATATTTCGGTAAGGTTAGCTAAAACTGTATTCGTTGCCACTGGTGCAGCTACAGTTAAGGCCACAGTAAACTGGTCTGTCGCGCAGTTATAAACACCGTTAGCCATATCTTCGACTGTTTGATTAAACTTATTGTATGCTGCCATTATTTATCCGTCCAAATTGTTGTTGTTGCTGCTTGATTATCCCAGTTAGTCGAAACACTTGGTTTATCCGTCCATATCTGACCAGGTAGAATTATTTGTATGTCCGTACCGTTATAATTATAAGTTCCGCTTACTGCTATTATAACACGATCACGATTAAAATTAATATTGGCGCCTGTATAGGTATAATTCCCACTATCTGCGGTTAATATAAAAGCACCGGCTGGTGTGTAAGTTAATGTAGCATCTTGCCCTAGATAAGAATAAGAACCTGAATTGGCAGTTAATACAAATCCTTTTAATAGATTTACTGTTGAGCCTGTGTATGAATACGCGCCTGAATCAGCTTTTAATATTCTAGCAGTTAGTAGTTGCGCATCAGTACCGGAATATAAATATGTTCCGCTCTCTGCTGTTATAGATATACCGCTACCGCCAACCTCTAGCCATTGACTACCATCTGTAGGAGTATTAACTAAAGTTCCGTTTCTTGCGTTAGCTGTTTGGTCTGGCCAATTAACACTAGAGCCAGCAACTACATCGTTATATAAATCAAAGCTATTAGCTGGCGTTGTATTATCAGTAACCGTTAACCTTTCAATAGTACACCCTAAATAAAATGTGCTATTGAAAAACCCGATAGTATTTATCAGCATTCCTGTTGGTGAGCCGTTGCTTGTACCTATACTTGCACCATCAACAAACAACTCAACACCTGTAGACCTTAATGCAGCGCCTAATGTGTATTTTTGCCCGATAACAGGCGTGAAGCTCATACTGTTACCAAGAAAACCTAAACACCTAAACCTTAAAGTACCAGCGTTATATCGAAAGAAGTTTGCCACGCCACCATCTGAAAGTATTGCACCGCCATTAAGCGAGTTAAAAGTCATTACAACTTCAACATCAATATTATTAGATGTAGTTACAGAGGCAAATGTTGCTCTGTCATTTACTCCATCTAATACAGCAGCCCATACAGCCATTTATAAATCCCCGCTTAAGGGTAGCGACCATTCTGGTTTTTTCATTTCTTCCAGCGCTTCTTCGTGAGTGTAAGTTTTTGTTGACAGCATAAATGATTCAATATCAAAGTCTGTCTTAAATATTGACTTTATTCTTTCTTGGGAATGATTTAGGCAACGGATAACTTTGGTTTTATCTAGTGAGTATCTAGCGCTTTCTAATAAATCAAGCCCGTCTTGTGACAAATACTGCCTAATAGCATCAACAGGAATTATTTTGTATTTATTAGCCATTAAGATCTCATTAAGTTTTTATTTGCTTGTTTGGTTTTCTAGTATTTTATCTATGCCTTTACTTAGCGTTTCAAAGTTATCTTTAGTTTCACTTTTATGCTCGACTAAACTTTCCTGCAAGATAACTATATCTTTTTTATTTTCGTCTGCTTGCGTGCCTTTTTTATAGGTTAGGTAATAAAATAACAGCCCAACAAGACCAAAAAATACAGTTGCTATCGCGCCGATTGCGGGAGCATATTCGTTAATAACATCTAGCCACCCAATTCTAACGCTAACGCCCGTACTTATTGCGGATATAGTGGCACCATCCGCCAAAGCTTTTAATGTTTCTTGCTTCACGTTTTAGCGCCTCTTTTTTCTTGTGTAGATATATCTTTACAACTACCGTTATTATCGCAGTTCCGCCATAGTAGCAATCCCCGTATATTGCAAAGTGCAGTTTTAAATCCACCGTAAGAGACCACCATTTGTAACAACCCGACCATAATTATTAGTTCATCATAATAGTAGAAAAATAAACCATATGACTCATTTTTGATGCTTAATATTATCATGATGTGACATAGAGTTGCAAAGGATAGTAATATTGCATGCCTTATAGCTAACTTATCAAAGAAAAAGATAACAGTCATTATCAGTGCGAATGCGCTATCTATCCTTATTAACACGCCTTTTGATTCAATGTAATTCAAGTGTTTAAACATCTCATTACCTATGGCATAACAATATATTGACCACAAACAAAGCAGAGCTAGCGAAGATAAGAAGTATTTTCTTCCAGAAAACAAGCAGATAAAAAACCACACTAAAAGCAAGTATGATAAATTAGCTGCTATTAAGTGTGGCTCATAATTCATGATGGTCTCAATTATTTAGTTTTAACAGGGATTGGATCTGGCTTCTCTTTACCGTCAGGCATAACACTTCCTTACTAGTTAATGGAAAGTTAATTTTAACATACTAGCTTAGTAAGTCCACATAACAACTTTATCAGTCTCACCACGGAAACCAACATGAACAAAGTGCTTATCAATACCAATAGCATCAGCACCATGTTTAAGCGCTAACATAACAATCTCAGCTCTTTGCTCTCCGTTATAAACTGCAATATCTACAGCTTGGCATTTTTGATGGTCTGCCGGCTTTTTACGATGAACTTCATTTGGGTGCTTAGGGCATCGACCGCCTGATGTTATTCTTAATGGTCTGTTAGCATCATCCCTAATCATTTGAATTAGATTTAAAGCCCATTGGTGAACACTTCTTTTATCGCACTCAGTATGACCACAGCAACATAAAAGTCTATGGTCACTCTCAGGGTTAAAGTTCTTTGTTTTGATTGGCTTCTTTAAAGCCTCTGCATCAGTAATTATTGTTTGCATTCTTTACTCTCCTAAATTAATCCATGCCCAGTTACAAGGGTTTTCATTGCCAAAGTTTTCTAGCCAAAGAGCCTTTGCTGTCAATACCATTTCTGGGTCTTCATCGTACATGTTTCTACCTGGGTAAGCCTCTTGATACTGCGCATCTTCCCACCAACTCAGGACTTGTATTAATAATTCTTTCATATCACCCTCACTAAATATAATTTAATTAACTTTCAGATGCTCTTTACCTTGTCCGAATCTTTTATATGCTTCATTTCCTATCAATCCGCTTTCTATGTGCTCAATGTTGCCCTGACCATTAATTTTAAACTCGCCGTGAGGTAAAAATACCCTTTTAAACAGCCCGTGCCATTCATTATTGAACGCTTTATTGCTTTCTCCGTTAGCGTATTCAGTTGGAGCGCAAGCGCTGCATAGCGCCTTGCCTAAAAAGTCCTTAGGCGTTAACCGTTCGTTATTTCGACAGTGATACCATCCGCAAGCGGTATTTTCTGCACAACCACAATTTTCGCACTGAAATATACTCATAAATAATCCTTAATATTTAATAAACACAATAGCCCTATAGAGCTAACTTACTAACACAGCCAAGAAGAACCACCTCGAACAACTCTGGCTTATCGTTAAACCAATTGGTTAAAGTCTGCAAGCTCTGCCCTGTTAATTCGCTAACTTGAGTTAGGGATTTTAAGCCTAACTCTTTAGCTTGTTTGCTTGGTGTCATTTAATCACCTTCCAATGTGTAACGTTGCAGGTTCTTGAGTCTTGATCGTACCAATCATAGCCGTCAAAATGCACCTTCTCAATAATCTTTCTATCAGTATGTCTTTCGTGCATATGTCCCCAGACTTCATCACCCACCGCATGTATAGAGTTTACTGGTAGTTTTTCATCAACATCAAACCAGTCACCATCAATTAGGCTTGGCTTTTGTTCTTGCCACCAATAACCGCCACTAATGAATTGTTGCATTTTTTATATCTCCATCCAAGCCACAACGGTATTGTTACACTGGTTATTCCAGCGCTCACCGTCTTCAAAATCTAAATACTTTAACAACTCATAAGTACCATCACTCATAAAACACAAGCAATCATCGCTATACCAGTTGTCACCGCCTGCGCTTTTTTCACAATACGGCTTATCCTCTGGTTTTTTGTAGTAGTGCGGTTTATCAAACATTCCTAACCCCTTAAAAGAAAAGCTAGGTGTTACCCTAGTAATTTTTGGTAAGCTTTAGCGAATTCAATTGCTTCGTCTAAAGTTGCCGCTGATGTAATCCCTTTGCCGCTATTCATATCAATAAAAAATCTCTTAACTGATACTTCGTGACATGTTGCAATCATTGCGCTTGTTACCGTTAAGTCTTTAGTAGTAAATAGTGGCATAATATAATCTCCAATTGTTTCGGGCTTACCCCCTAACTCTTGAAACTATTATATCAAACTATTTTAAGAATACAATACATAAAAGCAATTTAATTCAAATTATTTTAAATAAGCAGATTAAACCTATAGAGCCGTAAATTATAACGCCGATACAAAATTGATTTAAGTTTATACCAGCGTTTACTTTTGTTGATTTATGCATTAGGTGTCAATCCAGCCTCTCTAATTAACACTCTAAAGCGCTTTATTTCTTTTTCTATATCTTGCCATGTAGGAAATAATTCTTTAAGTGTTGGGTAATTAACTTCACAAGATAAAAACTCAACAAAATCTTCTCCGTATTCTTTAGCTAATGCCAAATCATATTCTTTCGGCATTCCTCCGCCGTACTGATTACATTGCACTGAGCATTGCTTGTGAATGTTCTTTAGTTCGAACCTTCGTCTGTCCGCCCCACCTCTCCCAGCATGATAACGATGCCCTGCATCATACTTTATGTTTGGGTTGGTTGTTCCGCAAGTAAAGCAAGGTTTACCAGCATCTCGAACATGAAGAACCCATTGATTAACTACCACCTTGTATTTATCAAACCACTTAGAGCGAGACATTAGCTCTTTTTTTCTAAGGTTATCCTTGCGCTTTTGATCCTTGCGCTTTTTTTCTTTAACCCTTGGCGCTGACTTCATGCCATAATCTTTCATGCACTCAATATCACAATAATAAGCGCCGAATACATGCTTCATACTTTCTGTTAACTTGTATTCTTTGCAATTTCTACAGCGCTTATTTTTATTTGCCATCTTTATTGTTATTCCTTTATGGTGTTAACTAAAATTTAAAAAGCCAGCCCAAGCAACAAATCCAGCGCCAACTAATACAGCAAAAAGCTTTTCACCAATTGTTTCCTTTTTAGTTCTTGGGTAATCTACACTAAGAATACATAGTAAATTTATAAAAAGACCTAAACACCCTAAATAAAAAGATACTTCTACATATAACTCCATCTTACTCTCCTATTGCCTCACACATAGTATGAGGCTTTGGTTAAATTAAAATGCCGGCTTATTATCTTGTTGATAATTAGGTGGCGACTGTTGAAACTGACTAGCGTTATTCGTGTTTTGCGGTGCTTGCTGAAACCCTTGTTGCGGCGCTTGTTGTTGAAAGCCCTGTTGTGGAGCTTGTTGCTGGAATCCTTGCTGCGCGCCTTGCTGACCTGGTTGCTGTGGAGCTGACTGTTGCTTGAAACCACCGCCAGCTTGAGCGCCGCTACCACCACGAGAATCTAACATCTGCATTGTGCCGTTAAAGCCTTTTACAACAATTTCAGTTGTATATTGATCTTGGCCTTGTGCGTTTTGCCATTTACGCGTTTGCAAAGCACCTTCAATGTAAACTTTAGAGCCTTTCTTTAAGTATTCACCAGCAATTTCAGCTAACTTACCGAACATAACCACACGGTGCCACTCTGTTTTTTCTTTAGGCTCGCCAGTTTGCTTATCTTTCCACGACTCACTAGTAGCTATTGAAATGTTAGCTACAGCTTCACCGCTTGGCATAAACTTAACTTCAGGGTCTTGCCCCAAGTTACCTAGTACGATTACTTTATTTACTCCGCTCATGATTAATCCTTTGTCGCAACAAAAAGAGGGTAGCCGATCAATAAACCCGAAAGCATAATCAACCAGGTTTTTACGCCTTCCCATAAAGCATATTTAAACTCAGTGTCAATTACCACCCAAGTATAAACACCTTCAATTATCCCTATTGGTGTAGCAAATGCGCCACACACAATAAAAACAAAACTTACAAAAAATAATATTGTTTTCATTTTCTTTACCCTTACTCTGTTAATAGTTAATTACTGGTTATTTTCTAGTTGTATCGGTTGCACTACAAAGTGTTGCTTTACACCTCGTCTTATTGATAAAGATATAGTTGCCGCGCTTGGTATGTGAGATAAAGCGTTAACACGAATTCCGCCTATATTCTTTTGCTTACCAAAACTCACTGACTGATCAACGTATAGATTCATCCATTTGTCAGTCCATTGACTACCATCAACGCCCCATAATTTAATCAATATACGCCTAACGGTTAAGCAAGGCTTAAAAGGCTTTCCTTCGCATCCGTAGTAAAATATATGCACAGGCTGCTGTGGGTCTTTAGTAAGATTAACACCCTCAACCTGCACCATTTTATCTCCTGACATAAAGTCATCAGCGTTCAATTGATCGGACTTAGCTTTTATTGTTCCTGATAAATCAAGCATTGTGGCCATCCTCAAAAACAACCTCTATATCATCTTCTGCAGCATAGTCATTATCAAACCCAAAAAAGTTAAATGTTTCCGTATGAACCCAGTCGTTATCTTTTTCACACCGACTAAACTCGGATATATTATTTCTATGCCTATCCCAAAAACCAAGCTCGATAAGCTCTTGTCTTGATATTTGAAATACAGCTACAGGGTATCGACCTAGCTCAACGCTATTTTGTATCACAAGGAAAACAAAGCTATCAATTTCTGTTTTATAATGCTGCTCTAAAACGTCAGTGTAAAAGCTCGCACCATGTCCATAGTTAAATTTATAAAGCGGATTTATCCATTCTTTATCACTACGCCAATCATCAATGCTAGCTGTTGTTTTAACGTCAATTACTATACCGGCGGATTCAACAGCGTCTTTATCAGGTCTACACTTTAAAATTACGCCGGTTTCTTTATCTTTAACAAATACTGATGATTCACAGTCACCTACCAAATCAAGCAAGGACTTTGCTGATGGATGGCAAAACACTGATTTAGCCATTAAATTAACTTGGTCGTATTCATCTTTAGTTAATACAACCTTGTTTACATTTTCTTTCTGCTCTGCTTCAAAACCTTTAGCTGTTCGCCCTTTGAATTCAGACACTACAATATGATCTTTGTACTTTTCAGGCTCCAATATCGCACAGTGTAAAGCGGTTCCGATATCAGTTGTTTTTGATTTAGCTCCGTTTCTTGGTGCGCTTTTTGACCACATGAAGTCACCAGGGTTTTTTTCAATCATCTGAGCATCACTATTTGCTAATCCATTAGCAGCTCTATATATAACATCATTTAAAAAATGCTTTCCGTCGTAATTACTCATTACCTTCATCCTCAATGTCACCGTATCGAATATTCATTACATCAATACGATTATGTATAGCACCTTTGATCGACTCAACAGTCGAATATCCGTACTCGTCAATCTCAGCAAGTACAGCCTCTAATACTAAAACACCAGCCTTGTAGTTATCATGTAAATGCTCGGCCATTATTTTATCGAATTCATCAGACATTTAATCTCTCCAAATTAAAGTTAAGTGTTTATAGTGAAGTGAGTTAGGCTAGTTTCGAAGCTAGCATACGTGCGGCGTTCACCAGATGAATCAAGGAATCGAACCTTCTAGCTACCTGTCTTACCATTAGACTACTAACTCACTTCTCTATAAACACTCTAAAAATCGTCAGCGGTCAAAATAATCACATAACCACATTCGATATCGTCACACTCTAAATCATAATCTTTATCATAAGACATAGAGCCGTCACACTCAGGGCAGCGAACCTCTTCTGGCTCATTACAATGAACTGCTATTTGATTTGATACATGGCAATCACTCATAACACACCTTTTAATTAGTAAACGCTTAACCGAGTAAGGTAATCTTAATTTATTCTATTTGATAAAGCAACTACTTTGTTGCAATAAATCTTACCTGTGATATATTAGCTAAAACACACGAAAGGAATAGCAAACATGTTCGACATGAGAAAGGCTGTAAAACAGGCGTTATTAAATAGAAGAATGACAATGACTAAATTAGCAGAGTCAATCGGTAAAGATAGGGCATCATTAACTGAGTCTCTTTATAACGGTAACCCTGTTCTAGATACCGTTAAAAGCGTAGCAACTGAACTGGATTATAAATTAAGCGAGTTTATCGCGTTGGGAGAGAAATAATGAACAAATCAAAATTAGCATTTGAAATGATACCAGAATCATTTAACCACCAATCTCCTTGTGTTTATTTTTTGCGAAATAAAGGAAAAGTAGTTTATGTAGGAAAGACAATAAACTTAAGATCAAGAATAGCTAGCCACATTAATGATAAAGAATTCGATTCCTTGTCATTAATAGAGTGTGAAAAGCAGGACATGGACAGGTTAGAAATAGAGCAAATAGAATTACTAAAACCAATATATAACAAAAAAGACAATCCTGATTACAAAAAACCAAAGCAAATTATTCAGGACTTAGATAATTTTAGCGAAGAATTAAGAGCAATTATCCAGGATGCATCAAAAGATCAAGGAATTAAAGGCGTTATGAAGCTGTCTGAATTGGTTAAAAAGGAGAAAGGTTTAAGCTATGAGCGAGTGTCAAGAGTATGGAGCGGCTCAACATCCGCTAAGCTTTCTGATGTTGCTGATATAGCTGATGTGCTTGGTCTTAAAATTAAGTTTATCGCATTAGGAGAAGATTAATGGAATTAACTAATTCAGAATCACCAGCAACACCAGTAATTGATGATTGCATATCAACACATGACAAAGAAATTTTTTACGGCTTAACCAAGCGTGAAGCTTTTGCTGTGGCAGCCATGCAAGGGCTAGGGGCAAATTCAGGCGGGTATATAGCTGAAGGATGGGAAGAAAGCATAGCGCGTGACGCTGTAACCATGGCTGACGCATTACTTAAGGAGTTAGCCAAATGACTAACCTATTCAACAGATGGAATAACTGGCTAGCTAAACAATTGTGTTGTGATACTTGGAATAAAGGAGAGTAACGTGAAAACTAAATTTAGAGCATGGGAAAAAGAAGCTAGATTTTATCTTAATGACTTTGTTATTGATAATGATGGCACTGTTATCTGTTTTGACAATGAAGGTGTTGCTGCAATTATTGACGCAGAGCTTGAGCAACTCATAGGCTTGCAGGATAAGAGCGGTGCTGATATCTACGAAGGCGATATTGTCGAGCCTATGCCACAATATTCTGATTGGCTTACCAAGGGCTACGTTGTATTTGAACGCGGCTCATTTGTCATTAAAACCTTAAACCCATTCTTTACAAAATCACATGACCAACTTACAGCGCATAGTGATAAGTATAAAGTAGTCGGGAATATCAACGAAAACCCTGACCTTTTAAATGCCTACGACGGAGAGCAATAATGAGCATATTAACATACCGACCACAAGAACTGATTGAGAATAGAAAAGCTGTTAGTGATGCAATCAATAATACTGATGAGTTAAGCTTCTCAAATAGCAAAAAGAAAAGCACACACGGCGAAGCTGCAATGTCTGTTCGTGAACGCGCCAGTGCTTTAGAGATTCAACGCTTATGCATGGCAACAGATACTAGTGAGCTTGAAGAAATGCTTAAGGAGCTTTAGTGGATGAAATAGCAGAGTTAATATTATCCTGGATACCAATTATAGAGCCGCTTGATTAGCGGTTTTTTATTGCCGGTCATAAAAAAAGCCCCAATCTTTCGAAAGGGGCATACTTAATACTTGGAGAGTAGTAAGAAAAACTTATTATGGTTAGGTAAGCTTTTAATTATATTAACTCTTTATTGGTTTAATTGCTAGCTTGTCTTTTAAATAACCTTTTAGTTATATACTCAGCGGTATACGCCCAGCCAAAATCACGCCATAACTTCTCATAACTTAATTGCTCATCAAAATCATACGCGCAGTTTGAGCAGTGCCAAGCCCCTTTCGCCCCAATAAAGTTTTCACTACAATTCCTGCAACTGCAACAATAAAACCCAGGAAACCATCCGTGCTTCGGAGCTCTTGTATTTCCGCTCAAACTAAAATCTACTAGCGCTTCCATCTTATCTCTCCATTGGTAGTTAAATTATTTAAAATGGCTTTTTATCATCTTCTAAATCAGCCCACCCAATACCTTTATCTATCATCTTTTTAAGGCATTCAATCTCTGTTTTATCGTTTTTCATTTCGGTTACAATGGCATCTAAATCATGCTCATTATAAAACACAGCCATAACACGTCCTGTATCGCTGCAGCACAAATGATTACCAGATGTGATGGTGTGATCATTTCTTAGCTCGCTCTTTTCTATAAATAAATCTTTCATCTTATCTCTCCATTGTTTAGGTGGTTAATTATTTAGATTAGGGTTACCCAAACTCTTAGCTGTTGACATTATTTCGTTAGCGGTTCCCGTTCCGCACCCTCTAATTCTTATTGGTGGATGCTCATTGAAATCATGAACAGATAATTCATCTTTGGTATCTATACCCATTAGCCTCATTGTTGTTTTTGCTCTTGGTGACATATTACAAAAAGAAACTGGCTCGGGATCTTCACCGTCTGGGTATACCTCCTCTATTGAGGTAGTAGCTTTTAGCGCAACAACGGATTCAAACACAATATAGGATTCGTTATGCAAATGCTTTAAACTAGCATTTTTTGCCGCTTCTTTAGCTTCTTGCAGTGTAGCAAAAACCCCTTGGTATGATGTTAAAGCACCAACCCTAGCTATCATAAATATCTTTTTCATTCTTCTGCTCTCCTGTGTTTATATGGGTTAATTGGCTTGATTAAGATTAAACTTTACGCCTTTATTATCATAGACCGTAATCACGCCTGTTTTTGATGATCTAATACTAATAGAGCCTTTATCAGTTTTAATGCTTACTACTGCACCGCCTTTGTAATCACTACACGTTCTAGTAACTTTCATTGCGCCAAAATTAAAACCAAAATCCGTAATTTCGTTTTTTACTTTACTCATTACTTATTCTCCTTGGTTAATTTCTCGCATTGCTTCGTTGTATTGATCTATATCAACCCAGACTATCAAAGCTGTTTTTCTACCATCAAACCAAGAGTTAGAATCTACCTCGGCAGTTGCGAAAGATATTTCAGTATCGTTGGTTTTCTTCTTGTCCTTTATTCCTACCATTGATTCAGCAAGAAACTGAACCTTTACGTCGCTTTCAATTTTAGATAATACTTTTGATAAGCTCATTCTATATACCCTTCTTATTGGTTGTGTTTATTAAGTTAGTTTATTTATCAAGTTCATCTTTCATTTTTAGAAAGGTAATCATTGCTGATCTAATAGGATTGGTGCTGTGGTTTGAGTTTTTAGCATCAAAGCAGCTAACGCCGTTATCATTGCCATCTGGAGACATACAAACAGTTTCAAACCTAACATCATCACAAGTTAACCATGCAGTCGTCGCACCTATATTTATTAAGCTTATCCCAAACTCAAAACAAATAGGCCACGCGTCATTTATGTTATTGCAAAAATCTCTATTCATTCCACCAATACGAACGGCAACATCGTTTTGGTAAACATTTTTAGGAATATAACCTAACGCTTTAGCTACCCTCTTATTTATTACCTTGTCACTTAAGCTATCGTACTCACTCATTATTCATTCCTCTGTTTCGTTTGATGTAATTAGTTACTTTCGCTTTAGGCTTTCAAAATCATCTATAACATGACCGTTTACGGAAACCTTTTCCACATCATCGACATGTAAAGATTTATTATAATCAACCGCTTCACCTAAAATATTAACAATTAAATACGATGAAAAATTAGCGCCGCCAGTAGAACTCTCGTAAACAAAAACTTCACCCGTTGCTTTTATTCTGATTAATTCACCAGTAGAAAAAACATCCATTAGCCTTTTGTATATTTTAAACATTTACAATCTCCAATTGATTAACTTGAGATTAATTATAAACAAAACATTTGACTTGTCAACACATTGTAGTACAATTAACTCAGATCAAATAGACAAGGTAATTACATGAAGCAATTAAACGTTAGATTTAGTGAGACACAAAGATTGAAGCTTTCGGATATAGCAACAACTTTAAATATGAATGATTCTGATATTGCTAGAGCAGCTTTATATATAGGGTTAAATGAGATAACCAGTATGGCTAGTAAAGATACTGATAGAGGTATAGAGTTCGCATCATTAAATGCTGTTAAGGCTAAGTAGAAAATAAAAGCGCCCCGTAACAAGCGCTAATCAATTCGACCGAGGTAATTATAGCATGAGTTCAGGATGGGTTAAACTCCACAGAAAGATACTTGATAACCCTATCTTTAAAAATGATAAGTTGTTTAGGGTTTTTATGTACCTGCTTTTAAAGGCTAGTCATACAGAAAGAGATCAACTTATTGGCGACTCGATTGTACACCTTAAGGTTGGTCAATGGGCTACTGGTAGGAAGGCTATTTCACGCGATACTGGGCTAACAGAGCAGAACGTTAGAACAGCCATATCCAAACTAGAAAAGCTTGGTATTTTAACCATCAAAGTAACAGTAAAATATTCAGTATTTTCAATAGCTAACTGGCATAACCACCAGCAAGATAACCAACAAGTAACCAACAAGCAACCAACAAGTAACCAACAAGTAACCACAAACAAGAATGATAAGAATGATAAGAATAAAAACATACATCAGCAAATAGCTGATTCGTGGAATGAAATATTTAAAGATGAGTTATCAATGGTTAGCAAGGTAACTCAAAAAAGAAAGTCTGCCATTAACGGATGCATTGCAGAAATGAAAGGAACTGGAAATGACTTTGAGAAGATAGAAACATGGACTGGCTTATTTGAGTATGCTAAAAGCTCTGATTTCTTGATGGGCAGAAAAACAGACTGGTCTATGACTTTTGATTTTATCATCACAAAAAGTAAATTAATAAAATTGGTAGAGGGAGATTACGAGAATGCATCAACCACCGCATAATATAGAATTAGAACAGCAAATAATTGGTTTGTTAATTAAAGATCCTACGCATTCAAATAGCAGGGAGTTGATGGATAGCTTATCTGTTTCAGATTTTTACAATAGGTCACACCGATTTATTTACGAAACAATTAAAAGAATGGCTGAAGGTAAAAAAGATATTACTTTGCATTTAGTAGAAATTGAAATTGATAAGTTAGACGTTGATTATGGCGGGTTTTCTTATTTAGCTGAGATTATGCGTAGTGCCGTTAGCATATCTGCAATGCCAAGTTACGCTAAGGTAATTAAAAAATGTGCACGTTTACGTGATTTATCAGCAGCACTAATGGAGGCCAATGATTTAATAAGTAGAAACTTGGACTGTAGCGAAATAATAGAGCAGCTTGATAACAACCTAAAGGATATATCTGTTAGCTCTGGTGGTAAGGAATTGCGCCACATCAGGGAGGTTGAGGGTGATTTTCTTGATGAGCTAGATAAGCGCGCAGCACAAGGTGGTGCAATATGCGGTTTATCAACTGGTATTGATGAGTTAGACGAAAAACTAAACGGCATAGGTGATGATTATTTAGTTGTGATCGCGAGTTCACCATCAATGGGGAAAACTTTATTTTGTCAAACCGTGGCAACTCACAATGCTGTAGACCTTGGCAAGAACATTATGTTTTTCTCTATGGAAATGTCTGAGCGCTCCTTGTTTGAGCGTTTCGTTTCAGGGGTTGGTAATGTATCACCACTGGCTTTAAAGTCAGCTAGGTTTACTCCTGAGACTAACGGGCGAATATCTGATGCTGTTCATCTTTTGAGGCGTAGCGGAATATATATCACTGATGAGCCAAAGCAATCAGTTGGTCAAATTAGAGCTAAGGTGCGCAGGCATAAAATTAACCACCCAGACTTAAAGGCTATTTTTATTGATTACCTGGGGCTGATGAAGCTAGGAAAAGCAGACAGGCACGATATCGCTATTGGTAATATAACCCGTGATTTAAAGGAGCTAGCAAAGGAAGTTAGTGTTCCGGTTTTTTTGGTCGTTCAATCTAAGCGACCTGAAAACATTAAAGCAAGACCAAACATGGCAAGCCTTAAAGATTCTAGCTGTATCGAGGCTGACGCTGATGTTGTTTTGTTTGTTCATAGACAGGAAATATTAGAGCCAGAAACCGAACTAAAGGGAATAACTGAGCTTATAGTCGCAAAGGATAGACATAACGATGGCAATGGAACGGTATACATGGAAAAAATAAACGGTTCATTTAAGGGTTGTTCCGCTGAAGCTGTTGGAGCAATACAGATGAAAGCACAAGAAGTTAAAACTAAGCCAAGAGGCTATAACCAGTAAATAACTTACTATAGGAGAGAGAAAATGAAAATTGAAGATTACGAGTTTAGCGATACTATCGCAGAGTTGAAATGCACTAATTCTAGCGATGAGCAAATAACCATTAAAAGTGAACAGACACCATGGCATTTTATTAACAAGCAAGACGTTATTGCCATGGCTAAACACTTTAAAATAACAGCAGGGGAATTAAATGAAGGTTAACAAAAGTTATTTGTATGTGCCTAAAGGCGGTATGTGTAGAGGCTGTGCATTTAAGCGCATGGACTGTAGCAAGCTTAACTTTGATAAGATGGTAGTTATTGGTGTTTGCGATCAGTTAAAGCTAAATACGGTCAAGTGTGATAAATATCAGAAATCAGGAAACGACAAAACCCCGAGCTAACGAGGTGCATTTAACCCGCCTTATTTACTCTGGCGGGTAGTTGGTAATAGGTGGCGGTAGGTCGCTTCGACGTTCCGCTTTCTTCTCTGTCATAATTCATTTATTTTAAGGTGTCCTTATGTACACCTTTTTCTTTCTCTCTTGTTCTAAACCCTGCTAGCCCTAATATACCCAATAAAACCTGCATGGTTATCGTGGTATCTAAAACAGGGAATGTGCCATTATAATCATTTACCTTTGCAATAAAGCGCATTAATGGCTCTATTACTGAAGCATACAATAAACCAAGGCCACATACCCAGCCAACAAAAGGGCGCCAACCAGCAACAAAAATACTTTTATGATTCGCCTCTGCTGCATTAACATTAATCTGCCCTAGTAGTAATTGAACCTCAGCATTTAAAACTGCCAAGTCGCCTTTTTGGTGTAACTCTTCAAGCTTTCTCAACTCTTCAGATTGCTTTGCTGGGTCTGGCCATATCTTTTCAATTAATGACCTGCCTACATCGAGTGCGGCCGTTAGTGGATCTAAGCTCATATTAACCCCTTATCTGTTTAGTTAATTATACATGAATGGAAATTAATTGTAATTATATGACGATTGCATTTGACATATCCTAATAGGATGAGTAATATCTACTAATCATATTAGCAAAGAGGTGAAGATGAATAGTTTAGTTAAAAATAACAATGGCGAATTAATGACAACATCAAAAATTATTGCTGATGTTTTTGGAAAGGCGCATAGGGATGTAATCAGGGCGCTTGATAATATTGAATGCAGCGATAGGTTTAGAGCTGCCAATTTTGCGCAGTCCTCTTACACGTCACCGCAAAATAAGGTTATCAAGTGTTTTAATGTAACTAGGGATGGATTTGCTTTTCTTTGCATGGGTTTTACTGGTAAAAAAGCTGCTGAATGGAAAGAAAAATACATATCTGCATTTAACGAGATGGAAAAAGGATTATTAAATGTAGACTCTGAAATGACTCGGCTATCAAATAATGGAAAAGAGTTGAAAAAGCTTGGTAGTGAATGGAGTTCTTTCGGTCGCATGATAAACAAAGAAAAGAAAATACACACTAAAGCTGTCGATGATCTTGTTAGTAAAGTTCAGGGTAAATTAGATTTTAAAGGAGAAAACCAATGACAAACACAACTAAAGCAATGTTGATATTTATCGGCGCGCTATTTTATATATCTTTTCCTCCGCTATTTTTTGATTTTAGTTATATGGAGTCTGTAGCGGCTTGGACTGATGAGGCTGTGATTCTTTACTTGGCACTATTGATTGTAATTAGCTTAATAATGAAATCTGAACAGGAAAAAGAAGATGAATGATTTAGACAGAAGAGTAAACGAGCGTGTTAACAAAGAAACTCGAAAGGTTTATAAGGTGGCTAGTTTTATTATAGCTGCATGTGTGGCTTATTTAGTGTGGGGTGTGTGATGAATACATTAATCGGAATAAAGGCAGTTTATCGCGACCTTGGCGAAACTAAAAAGTTTAAGCGAACCAAGCTTGATGGTAAAAGAGCAAAGAACACGAAAGAAGAAAACGAGCGCCATGTAAGTACCATTGTTAAAATGTCCATTGATGGATTTGCTGTTATTAAAATAACTGAAGCAACAAATTGCTCTCCTTCTTACATTAACAAAATTAGAAATAAATTCGATTTAGTAAGTAAGGAAAAGATAACTAAAAAACAGGCTTTTATTGATTTAATTAGACGCGCTGAAAACTTTACTTATTCTGTATCAAGTGCAGCGTTAAAGCTAGGTGTTAAGCCTAATGTTATTTACGGCATTATGGCTACAGTTCCACAGGTTAAGCGCGGCACAAGAAAGGGAGAAAAAAGTGGCTTATGGTATGACAGATACGAGCCTAACCTTGTTGGTGAAAATAGACGTAGTCTGGGCTAGTTATGAAACTTAACTTAATGTTAACCAGTGATATGCAATTAATAGCCTGTGATGAAGAGTCTCAAGGCAAGCTATCTAAATTTAAAGTTGGTGGCATTCATTCTTGCGATGTGAAGTTAGATCAAAACTATCAGCTACATAAAAAGATATTTGGTTTCTTTGCTTTCTGTACGAAATACTATTATGGCGACATGGATGCGCACAAGGATGAGTACCAGCTTGAGTACGTTAGAAAGAAGCTTACTGTTATTGCTGGTTATTATCGACAGGTGTATTCGCGCGATGGCTTTAGTTTTGAATTGCTGCCGTTGTCACTTAGTTACGCAAAGATGCCACCAGAAGAGCGCGGTGCATTTTACAAAAGAATAACTGATGCAGCATTAGCAAGAGTGTTTGATAAAACAACTGATGAGCATGTGTTGAATCAGTTAATGAATTGGTTTTAATTTTAGAATATAAGGGTTGATTATGATAATAAAGTTACCAAAAGGATTGAGGATAAAAGTTGTCAATAATGATAATTTGATTTGTGATATTGGAACAATGGCTACCATAACGTGTGACGAATCACTTGATACAGATTCATTCTCAAAAGGCGTTATTGCTATGATAGACGGAGATAATATGGCTTGTATGCTGCCGTTTGATCAATGCGAAATAATTTTAGATTAATTTAACAGGTTATTAAAGGAGAGAAGTGATGCACGAAGAAATATTTAAAAGAGAAGATGGCTCAAGAGTCAAAATTGTGGCAAAAATTCTCGTTGATTCATGGCGGGCAAAAGCTGGCTTTCAGTATGTTACAGAGGTATTCACTTGTGAGAAGGGCAAGAGAACATGGAAAAGAACTTACGACCAAGATTGTTATAAGTACAGGGCGTTAAGTATGGAGGAAAGGGTTGAGTTTCAAGATAAAAGTAAGCTTGACTTTGTTAGTAAGTCAGAGCTTTGTGATGTACTTGAGAATTTATGGCTTAAGCTTTCACCGTAATAATGAAAATAGTTAAGCTATACGCTAAAGCTAACCGCCAGCATATATGTCCTGAGTGTAACCAGTTGTTATTAAGTTGTACTCAGGTAGCTAAGAATCGCGGAACCATAAGACACCTACACTGTGAGAATATTAGATTATTACACAGTGCAGGGCTTAGGTGGATTTATAAAACATTAGGAGATTTATATGTTAGAAGCAAATAGATGTGAAGAGTGCTGTAATGAAATGGAAACTCACCCAATTAAAGAGGGTGAGTTTGATTGTCCAAGTTGCGCAATTGATTTACAGGCTAATAAAGTAACGTGATGATGCTTTATCATAAAGTATCGTTACGAATTTTAAGTGATCTAGTGTTATATCTGCACCAGTATTAGTATAAACGTTATCAACAGCATGTTTAAAAACAGGAGTTTGACCGCTTGATGATGCTCTAGCGTAATAAATCTGATCTTCAGATAATCCCGACATAGTATCTATATCGTCGCTTGCTGCCGCTCCTTCGGTTGCTATTGCGACATATGAATCAACAGGACTCAAAGCTAAAGCTCCTCCGCTAATTGTTACCGTATTCGCTCTTGGTATTAATGTCGCGTTGGTATTTTCATCAACAAGACCAGGCGCGTTAGTTTCTAGTTTTGCCTTTAATAAATACCTTCCTGATGCAGTATTTTCTATAGCATAAACCGCCTCACCGTCTGGGTGTTGAGTGTTATTTTCATCCCAGATATAAACACCATCAACTGTTGAATCAATGTCAGCACCAGCAAGCTCAATAACTCCTTCACTGAAATCTAATCGACCGCCTGTTGTATCAGTAATTACATCAGGCGTTAGGGTGTAAGGAGGTGTTGGAACTTTTGCTGTATCAACTTCTGTTATCGTCATGCTATCAGTGACAACTGAATCATTATCTTTTATAGCGCCTTTACCGTCTGCGCCTTGAACCCAATCTTCAGTGATTGCGTTTATAGCCTCTTGTCCGCTACCAAATGCAGATGTAAACAAGTTGCCTTCAGATAATACAGTGCCGCCCGTAGCAGTTAATATTCCGTAATTTGCTCCAGCTGTTCCTGTATCCCGTTCTTTTGAGCTGATATGAAAATAGTTGTTCACACTATGGACAAACGCCTTTGTTACTACCTTGGGGTGTCGCTGTCCAGTATGATCGAACCAGTTTTTATATAAAGTACCTAAAATAGTAGGGGTCTCGTCTACAGCTAACGCACAATAAGCAGGAACAGAACCACCTTGATAGCAAGCTAAACTACCTATTAACATTACTTTATCGTGATTTCTAAATAAACATCTTGATATAGTGAAACGGCAATCGGTTGTGACATCAGATAATGATGCTACATCAATACAGCCGTCTGCACAGTATTTAAAATTACACTCGTCTATCCAAAGCTTATCTGAGGTGGTTGGCTCGACAAAAATACCGTCACGTGTTGATGTGCTTGCCACTGGCAAAGTCCCAAACGCTATCCGTCTAATAATTGTATTTACATTTTCAATTTTTATCCTAGTTATGTCTGTATCAGACCATAGCTTCACATTGCGCCCAGGAGCGTCAACGGTGATATCATCAGGCAAGACAACTTGTGAAGCCAATGATATATTCATTTCCTTTTTAGGGTCGAACAATACACGCCCAATAGTAGCCGACACTCTTACTTGTTCAACTGCCCACCTAAAGGATCCGATTCTTGCTATGTCATCACTTTCATTAGTAACCCAATAAATTGTACCTCCTTGACCACCTGTGACCGATGCATAAGCAGCATAGCCGACCATATTAGTTAAATCGTCAGACATTACATCAGCATCATTTCTATTTAATGCTACTAATTTAGGTGTTCTGGCGCTAAATAATACCGGTGTTCTTGTTGCTAATGTAGAGCCAACAGTTAGCGCCTTAGCTGAGACAACTTGGTTTGTTGTTATATTTACCGCTAACTCCCAAAAGGTTGGAGATGAAATGGGATCGTTCCCTGTTTGACCTGATAAAGCTTGATATATATTCCCATCTGAACCTATAGAGTAATCGTCAGTAGAGTAGGTAAATGCAGCATCCCACGTATAAATGCCGCCTGCAGATAAGTCCTCTTTAACAAGAAAATCACTGATATCATTTTGTGATACTGAGCCTATAACATTATCTGCAAGGCGAATAGCGTTTGAGGTGTCGTTTGAATCAGCCTCGGCTTCAGAGGGGAATAACCACAAATCATAAGCGCCATCAATATAAGGAATTATTAACGCATCGCCAGCGCTAACAATAAAGCCATCTATGTTTAATTGAGCCTTAGCTATTAACGTGCCTAACGTTGAATCTGTAGCCATTGCTTTTGGTGTGGTTGTGCCTGGTTCGTATGCTTTTATCCAGTTGTTTTTATAATCCCTGTAATTTGGAGCTGTAAAAGCTATTGGTGAATATGCCATTTTATTGTTCCTGCCCTTGTGTTGTTACGATTGCCGCACCTGTTACAGATGGCTGCAAAGATCTTAATAGTTGGTTTCTTATTGGCTCTGGTAACTCTAAAGCTTTATTGTTAGATATTCTTGTTGCTGTACCTCTAAAAGCATCCGCAACTAAAGGGAGCCTTTCCATTGCTTTGGCCAGCCTTTCAACTGCTTGTGCTGATGGGCCTCGTCCTTGTTGGGTCATTCGTACCGGCTCTCTAAGTTTTGATATTTTAACCATAGAGTTTAAAAATTCACGCTCGTCTTTATCAAATAAAACTCTTAACTTATCGCGGCCGAACCTATCTAAAGTCTTTTCTAATTGCGCTCTTGACAGGGCTTTTTCGCCCGCCACTTCTGGTAATGCGTCTTTAGCTATTCGTTGCATTGCTTCGGCTCTCAGATCGTTCCATGCAGCAATTCCCGATGGGTTATCATCAAGCAACATATACCTTTTAACTTGTTCTAGGTCTGAGCCTCTAACCCTTTTAGCAAGGACGGCATCATCTAGAAATCTTTCAGGGTTTATTTTATTCTCTAAAATATCACGTAATACGTTAGCTTTTCTTTTGTCGAATTTATTTACTTTGACTCTATTTAGATCACCTTCAAACTTAGCTTTCATTGATCTTGCTTCTTGAAATATATCTTCGCCAACATCACGAGCAACATCGTTATCAAGCGCATCTTTAAATTCAGCAAGCTTCTTTCTACCGAAGGGCGTAAGCGAATCAAACAAAGCGTTTAGATCTTGCCTAACACCTTCCGCCTGGGTTGGGTTTATTCTTGCGTCAGACTTTAATGCCTTGCCGGTAAGTAGACCTTTTTCTCTCAGTATGTCTCTAGTTGCCCCAGCCAATCCCCCCGTAGCACTATCTGAGCCAGCAATACTTTTAACTTGTTGTATTAAATTCGTTGTTTTTACTAGCTTGTTATCGCCCGCCACTTCTTTAGCTGCTTTGTATGCGTCACCTATAGCAGAATCAAGATCAACAGCCTTATCTCCTATGAAATCAAATACAGGGCTATTGGACGGGTTTGCTGTGCCTCCTGTTTGAGTTATAGCGTTTTCAAACCTATTAGCTAAAACCTGTTCCTGACCTTCTAAGATGGCCCTTACTCGCCCAGATGTTTTTGCTAGTTCCTGCTGAGTCTGGAAGTCAGTAGCTCCACCCGTCACTTGTGCTCGGGTTGGTATTAAGCCATTTTCTTCAAGGAAGCTTTTTCTAGCTAGTTGTGTTGTATCTTCCGCAACATCTCCGGTTGCTTTTAATACATCGTCAAAGTTTAAGCCTGCATTACTGATTGCCTTTTGAAACTCTTTTGAAGGATTACCAACACTATCAACTATTGGTGCCTTTGGTGCTTTGCCTGTTAACTTCCTGAATAATTGACTGCCAATGCGACCAATGACAGGGAAAGCCAACTCAAGACCACCCCCAA